CAGTCAAAATCCGGGACTCATCTAATTCAAAAATCAGAAATTTTGCATTTCCCTGACCCCGGCAGATACCACGGCACTGGTAACGGCAATTCATTTTCCAGTTCAACGTTTGAAGAATCAGGCCAGAAAACGCTCTGGCTGAAAAGGCACTATGAACGTCATTGTCATCTTGCCAGTGCATCGCCGTTGAAGAGCCCTGATCGCTCTTTCGTAAAATCACGACCTGCAGAATCGGATGATAGAACAGTTCCACATATTCGCAGTTGTCCAGCCGGGTGTGGCAAGCCTTGCTGAAACGGATTCCATTTTTAGAAATCGTCATAACCGGGCTGCTTTGATTGATAAAACATATGCCAGATACAGTCAAATAATCAGATGGCAATGCCATATCCAACTTCTTTCCAGACCGCATTTCTGCCATCTTGTTCAGTTTCGCCACCTCTTCCGGCAGATAGGTGCTCAGGCAAAGGCTGCGGTTGCTTTCGGCATTGATACCGTTCCAGTTCGGATGGATACCCACAAAGCCTTTCAATGCTCCCTGTCGGATTACCACAATATCCTGCACACCGCACTTTTTGCTGCTGGATGCCACAAGATGTGCAGCCCGTGCAATCTCCGGCGAAACAATCGCTTCGTGATGTTCCGGGACATAGGCAGAGCAGCGATTCCCATTATTCTTTGTGACCTTGCCCAGCTTGTAGTCCACCACGATGCTCTTCCGGGCTTCCAGATCACCCCAGCGGCGTTCATTTTTCATGATGTTTGCTACCATCACACCGTTCCACTCCTGCCTGCCGCGCAGGGTGCTGCGCTTTTTCTGCGTCAGGATCATTGCAATCTGATCGTAGTTATACCCTTGAATAAATGCCAGAAAGATAAACCGCACCGTCTTTGCTTCTTCCGGCTCGATCACCAACTGGCCATCCTTAGTATGCCGATACCCCATCAGGTCAGCCACCGGGTACTGACCTGTCATAATGCGCTGATCATACGAAAGGATCATCCGGCGGCTCTTGTTGCCCGATTCCCAGTCTGCCAAAAGAGCCTGAATGTCAAGACTGTATTGACTGCTTGGATTCAGCGTGTAGATGTTTTCAGTTTCAAAGTACACGCCAATGGGATGTGCCAGGTGCATGGTTTTCAGGGCCGCGATCTGCGTCATGCAATCTGAAAAATTCCGAGCAAAACGTGAAATGCTGGCACAGATAATCAAATCCATCTTCTGGTCTTTGGCATCTCGCATCATGCGTTTAAACGCATCACGTTTCCGCAGCGATGTGCCGGATTTTCCTTCATCGCTGTAAATGTCCTGCAAATTCCAGTTTTCCGTTTCTGCAATCTTTTTGGTGTAATATAGAGTCTGGTTTTCAATGGAAGAAATCTGTTCTTCGCTAGAGGTGCTGACACGGGCATAAACCGCTACACGCTTCAGGTCACTGTCGTAAATCGACGGTGTCGGTTTCGCCGGACGAAAGTAGTCTTTTGCCGTTTTCTGGCCCTGTTCTGCCTGCTTATGGATTCTGTCACGAATCTCTGCTTTTCGCCTTTCAGATTCCAGATGTCGGCTCTGCCAATCCGCTCCACTCGGCAGCACTTCAAGGTTTTCTACCGAAATACACTCTACGTCTTTTGGATTATACTGTCCTTCCACGTTCATTTTTCTTCAGCCTTTGTCATTTCATGTTCCAGTCGGATTCTCCACTCAAGATAATCTTTCCTTCGGATCGATGTATATTTTTCAGCCAAATCTTTCAGGCTCTGCCGCTGGTTATCAACATCAAGAATCGTGTCAATTCTCTGGTCGTCATCATCTGTAACAATGTCCACTCGCATCGGCAAATCAAACAGATATTTCAGCAGAAAACAGAAATCACAGGTATTCGCTGCAAGGTAGGCCCTTGTCTGTGAAAAAATCAGATTGACGGCACCCTTTTTGCAATCTTTGAGCAGATGCACCATTTCCGGGCGTTTATAAATTTCCTTATTCCCTGTGATGTCAATATAGACACCAACCAGCCTTTTATCCGCATCATCCCTAAACTTTTCAGCATAGTAGGAACTATGATAGGCTACCACTGCATCCTTGGAGCGTTCCCACAATTTTGCAAGTTTCACATAGCCGCCGACCTTATACCTGTGGTCCATTCACAGCACCTTCTTCCGACTGAACACTCCAATACCATCTCCGCTTCTTCTGGTAGCAGCGGATTCCCATTTCCGTTTTTACCATCCGCGCTACTCGTTTGCTGATACCCTCATTATCCAGACGGCAATATATTTCATTTGCGCTCATATCGCCTTTTTCAAGGAAATGCTTGATCCAATAGACGGCTTTCTGCTGCTCAGAATCAAATCTCAGTTCTATATCCTGCTGCTGTTTTTCAATAAGTTGCGGCCTGCATTCCATCCATTGAAAGCCTTTTTCGGCAGAAATGGAAAATTGAATGTCCTCAGCCGTAGGCGCAAGACTGTTTTTGATTTGATGTACAATTCTTATATCAGGATTCTCGGTATCCCGTTCCACCTGCAGGACACTTCGTGCTGCTGCCACAACATCAATGCTTCCCAAACTGCGGTACAGCCCTTTGGAACCTTCTTTTTTATTAAGGTGGCCAATCAGAACGATGGCGCAGTCGTAGCCAGCAGCCCACATTCCAAGACGGCGCATGAGTTTCCGTGCCCTGCCTGCAATCTGCAAATCCGAATCGCTGCCAAGATAAGCCTGAATCGGGTCGATCACAACCAATCGCGGTCGAAATTCAATGATTGCCTGACGGATGCGCTCATCGTCCAATGTAAGGCCGTTATAAACTTCTTCGTTGATGAAAGCAATCTTCTTGCAGTCTGCTCCGCAGCGTTCCAGACGGGGCTTAATCGTGTCTGAAACGCCATCCTCGGAGCACTGATAAATCACTTTTTGCGGTGCACCGATCTTACAGCCATCCGGAGTCTTACCACCAGTTGAAAGTTCGGCAATCAGATTCATCATCATAGTCGATTTCCCATCTCCAGGATCACCCTGCAGCAGTGTAATTTTCCCGATTGCAATAAAGGGATACCACAGCCACCGTACATCCGTTGACTGAACTTCGCTATACAGTGTCAGCAGCCTTTCCATTTCGTTTTCCTCACTTTATTTTTACAGTTTGATTTCATGCTTTTATTATACACTTATCAGATGGTTTTTTCTGTGAACCAGCAGTTCACTTGTTGCTCAAAATGTGAACTGCTGGTTCACATTTTGGCCTCAGAAGCCATCTCCGCTAGAGGGAAAAAATAAGAATTCTGACTTCTATGCAAATTGCCTCTTTGGTTCCTCTTGATTCATTTCTCCATAAGTCAAATAATTAAAGTATCTTATGCGGGCATTTGAAAGGAAGATCACTATATGTCCGTAAATCGTACTTCTCTAGGAAAACGAATCAGCTTCTACCGTTCAAAATCGAATCTGACGCAAGAAGTTCTTGCCGCAAAAGTCAACTGCAGTCGTGAATACATTGTCCAAATCGAAAATGGCACAAAGGTTCCAAGCCTTTCTGTTCTTGTCAAAATTGCCAACACGTTATCCGTTTCCGCGGATGAACTTTTGCTCGACTGTCTTGAATATCCATCTTCCTCTGCAAACTCTGAAATTCATCGCTTGCTGTTGGACTGTAATGAAACTGAACAGACTGTCATTATCCGCATGGCAAAGGAGTTAAAGGCCATTCTTGTCAGCCTTGGAGTTTAACATTATTTCGCAGTAAAAAGCACAAAATAAAACGGCCCGCATAAGCTGCAGACGCACCCTCGAATTCTCCTGGGTGCTGTCTGTGGTTTACGCGAGCCTTCGATTTTTTGCTTCTGAAATTCTGTATTTACCTTAAATCAAGAAATCGCTGCACTTACTTTTCCTCATAACTGTTCAATGCATCCTCAAATGTAAAGCGAATTTTCACGCGTTCATCGTTGAAAACCTCAATGCGGTCAATAAAAGTTTCCACCACATTCTGTGATAAGTGCATCACATCGCCTGCTTCTTCTACAGTACTTATGACAGTCTGCAAATGATCGGTGTCCCTCTTCACAGGCTGGAAAGCTTGATTTTTCTCGGTACGCAGCCTTTGAATCTGCTCCATCTTTTCATCTTCCTGCACTCTGTAGGCATCTCTCTGCCGGATGAACTCTTCCTTACTCATATTCCCGTCGGCGTATTGCTCATACAGTGCAACACGCTGTTTTACAATCTCTGCCTTTTCTGCACTCAGCTTTTCTTCCTGCCGTTCCAGTGCGGAAAAGCAGATCAACGCTTTGCGTTCCCGTTCGTGCAGGATTTCCAGTACATACTCTGCCTGCTTTATCTGCGCTGTCAGCGCATTTCGGACGATATGTTTCAGCAGTTCCTCGGAGATCGGGATTCGCTTGCAAGGGCTGTCCACCGCTGCGACCGAAAATCTGCAGTTAAAAGATGGGCCAAGTTTCTTGAGTACACGATATTTCATCAGCTTCTGGCAGTAGCCGCAATAGACCTTGCCTTTCAAGGGATACTGGTGCTTTGTGTAGTTCCCGGCCTGGTGCTTCCCATGCTGCAGCATAATGACCATTTGTGCCTGTTCAAATTCCTCCGGGGTCACAATGGCGGCATGGCTGTCCTCAATACGTACCTGCTGTTCCAAAGGAGCGCGCAGAACCCGATGCTTGCAAGGAACCGGCATAATGAATTTTGCACCCACGTAGGTTCCCTTGTACTTTTCATTTTTCAAGACATGGTAAACCGCTCCACTTGTCCAATGACTGTGCTGCAGATCCCATGCTTTCTGCTCGCTGTACACATGGCTTTCCGCCACATGATACGCTGCCGGAGTTGGAATCTGCTTTTCATTCAGGATTTTTGCGATGGTGCCCGTTCTGTTGCCCTGCAATGCCAGTTCAAAAACCAGGCGCACATACTGGCTGGCTACCGGGTCAAGGATCAGCTTATGGCAGTCGTTCGGGTCCGGCAGGAATCCAAACGGACGGTATCCTCCGAGATACATTCCTTTCTTCTGCATCACATGGTCGGCTGCTGCGATTTTAGCGGAAAGGTCCCGGCTGTAGGATGCGTTGATGATGTTCTTGATGGCTACTTCCAGTCCACGTACATCGTTTCCGGCCTGCATCCCACTGTCATACCCATCGTTGACGGAGATGAAGCGAACACCCAGCAACGGGAAGATCCGCTCCATATAATCGCCTGCTTCAATATAGTCACGGGCGAACCGGGAAAAGTCCTTTACGATAATCGTTTTCACTTTTCCGTCCTGCGCATCTTGAATTAGCCGCTGAAACGCAGGACGGCTTGTAGATGTGCCGGAGTAGCCATCGTCCACGTACTCCTGACGCGGCTCTGTTGCCAGTTCGGGGCGGGCCATGATGTACCCCTCTACCAGTCCGCGCTGGCCCTGAATGCTGTTGCTCTCAGCCTTATCAGCACCCACATCCTCGTCCGCAAGAGAAAGCCGGTAATAGGTTCCGATCATCTGCTGCTCACCGCCTTTCAAACGTGTAGATCAATTCTGCCTTTACGATTTCTGCTGCACGATTTTCCAGATTTCTCATACGGCGTACCCATTTCATCTGGTTCTCTTCTTTCAGCTTTTCCGATACACCCTCCCGCTGGCTCATCTGCTCGATCAAAACCTCATATCGCTCTGCTGCCTGCTCTTCCACATTTGCTAAAACAGTATCCAGTTTTCCGCTCAGCAGCAAGCTCTGGTAATAGGCCGGTTTTCGTAGTTTCAGGTACACCTTGTGCAGCATTCCCCAGTGGCCAATCGGACGAGTCCGTGGCAGTTTCAAGACAGGCAGGTAATAATCACCCACCAAAACACATTCCATTCCTGTCTGGGCATCATAGATTTTCTCTTTCATTGTCTGTCCTCCTTTTTCGTTAGAACACAAATTCCGTGCAAGTATTTTTCTTGTGATCCACTTCAATTTTCTTTACATACTGCTGCAGATTATCTGCCGTTAAAAGAACATCTGTATTGCCTGCAATCCGCTTTTTCTGCCGCAATTCCTCTTGAACAACAGCCTGTTCTTTTTCCCTTTCGGATTTTTTCTGTTTGAGTACTACGATTTCGTTTTCTAGGCTCTGTTTCAATTCCAAGAACTTCTCTTTTGAAAGTTTTCCGAGAACATACCGCTCATAGCCGCTGCGCTTCTGTGATTCCAGTCGAACGATATTGCCTAACGCCTGTTCAATTTCACGGTTCAATGCAACTTTCTTTGTTTCAAGGTTGCTTTTTCCTGAATTCTTCTGCATCAGTTTTTTCAGGTGCTTATATTCTTCTAATCGCTGGTGCAACTCCTTGTTAATGCCGTTCCAGAGGTCTTTCTCTGAGATGGAAACATGGCAGAATTTACAGTAAAAATACAGCGAACCATCACTTTGCCAATGGCAAACCAGCTTTTCGCCGCACTCTTTGCAAAATATTCTGCCTTTGAAAATGTTCGGATTGTTCTCTCTGCGTTGTTTGCACCATGTTTTCCGTTCCTCCCTGACCGCTTGCTCAGCTTCCCGCAGCGCGGAAACTTCATCAAACAGTTCCCAGCTGATAATCGCCGGATGGTTGTCCGGCACCATCCGCCAGCTTTCCCGTGGATTCTGCCCGATTTTCCGATTCGTTTCATCGTAGGCGATGCGGTTATAGACCATTGTTCCTGTGTAGATTGGATTTTCCAGCACCTTTGTCACGAAAACGGTCTGCCATGCTGGGTTCTTTACCCGCAAGGTGTTTTTCAGGTATCCCAGCTGACAGCGGCGTGTAAAAGGTGTCTGGATTCCCTGCGCAGACAGCTTCTTTGCAATCTCGCGCTCTTTCATGCCGGATTTCTTCCAGAGAAAAATCCGAACTACCACATCGCTGACTTCCTCATCCAGAACCAAATGATTCTTCTGATCCTTTTTGTAGCCAAATGGAACAGGGGTATAGATTTCTCCCCGTGCTTCCTTGGAACGAAAGCACGACTGAATCTTCTGGGACAGGTCTTTCGAGTACATTTCATTGATCATGCTCTTGATCGGCACCAGCATCCCGTCCCGGCTCTGTCTGTTCAGGCTGTCATAATTATCATTGATGGCTATAAATCTTACGCCAAACAGTGGAAACACTTGCTCCAGATACTGACCTGTTTCCACGAAATTACGACCCAGTCGGGAGAAGTCCTTTACCACAATGCAGTTGACTTTCCGCTCCTGCAGTGCTTTCAGCAACCGTTCAAATTCCGGGCGGTCAAAGTTCATCCCTGTGCACCGCTTGTCCGCAAACACATCCAGCAGCATCAGATCATCCCGATGGTTGATATACTCTTTGATATAAGAAATCTGCACTTCCAGCGATTCCGTATCCCGAAGTACATCATCAAAATCGGACAGTCGTGCGTAAATTGCGGTTTTCCAGATACGGTGCGGTGCGTTCTCCGCTTCCCGCTGCGCCGCACTTACCTTCTTGCTTATTCTTGCCATATGTCCAGCCTCTCCTTTCATGCAGATACTTCACGCTGCCCCATCTGCTTTTGATGCAGTTCTTCCAGCAGGTCCGCAATTTCATCGTGGAATCGGAACGTAATTTCTACCCGATTGCCCTCATAGACTTCGATTTTCTCAATCAGTTCCACGACCATCGGACGGGTGATCTCTTCCAGTTTCCGATACTTACGGTACACGTCCAGAAATGGATACGCATTCGGGGCAGTCTGTAAATTTTGCTGTTCCGCCTCCAGTTCCTCAATTTTGCGGTCATACTCTTCGATTCGCTTGCTGTACAGTTCGTTGTAGTTCAAAAAATCCTCCCGTGTGAGGATTTCCTCTGCGTAATCCCCATACAATTTTT